TTTGGAGTTTACAGAACTTGACATAAATTATCTTGATGTAAATTACTTAGAGGATTTATTAAATGTACTAGATGCCCTAGCTGTTGCAGAAGAAGAAGATGTTTTAGCACAAGCTACTAGCACACAAATAGCAGGCACTTTACTTGGTAAAGACCCTGATACACAAATTACAACCCTAATTACAGGTAACGTTGTAAGTCTTAGAAGAAATGTAAGCGAAAGCGTTAGAGTAGATCTAAATGGTAGTAATGCTTACACAGTCATTTTGATACAAGATGGTGTATCTAATATAATAAAAATTAATGGCGGAAGTGATAGTGTTATTACTATCACTCAGAGTGATTAAATGAAGAGACTATTATTACCGTTACTTATAATACTATCCTTGCCTGTGCTGTTTCAAAGCACTCCTACAGAGATTATAAAACTAAAGGTGTATGACACTTTTATTAAAACACCTGAACCATCAGGTAATTTTGTGGTATTAAATATAACAGAAGAAGATGTAGAAAAAGAAGGTGGTTATCCTTTACCAAGACAAAGACTTGCAGAAATACAAATAGATTTACTAAACAAAGGTGCGGTAGGAGTTGGTTGGGTTATATCTTTTCCACAAGCTGATCGTATGGGCGGAGATGAAATATTTGCTAAAGCTTTGCAATATGCTCCATCAGTTATAGGTATGTTTGAAAACGGCAAAGGTCAGTATCCTGCGTCTCCAGGCACTGTTGTACTCGGAGAAGATAAAGGTGGTATAATTTCTACGGGAGTGAAGGAAAACCTTACTCTACTATCCAATCACACACTTCAAGGGTTGGCCGTTGCTCCCACAGATGTAGATCAATTAGTAAGAAGAATACCACTCTTAGTTAAAACACCTAATAACGAATGGATACCCAGTTTTGGTACACAAATATATAAAGCTTTATTTGGTGTAAAAACTTACATTATAAAAACTAATGATAATGGTATAGAAGAAATATCAATACGAGGAATACCACCAGTCAAAACAGATAGTCTTGGTCGTAAATGGATCAGCTGGGTTGATACTCAGCAAACCACGCTACAAGAAATGAATGTTGCAAATAAGTTTGTATTTGTTGGCGTAACTGCTAACGGAGTCATGCCACAAATTGCTACTCCAGTTGGTTTACTAGAACCACACAAGATCCAAGCTGCGTTATCTGAGTCAATCTTGATACAAAACTCACCATACATACCAGATTGGGCCAAAGCAGCCGAAATTTTAATTTTGGCAATTTTTGTATCTCTGACATGGCTCACAATCAATTATTTCAATGTAGTTAAGGGCGCAAGTATAGTTGTAGTTTTCTTGCTCACTACGGGCTTCTCAGGAGTTTTTAGCATCCAAAAAGGCATTTTATTGGACTTTTCTTGGACTTTTGTGTCACAAATAGTTACATCTACTATTGCTTTCTATTTAAACTACCAAAAACAATACAAACTGCGTCAGCAAATTAAAAAACAGTTTGAACATTATCTTGATCCTAGACAAGTAAAACAATTACAAGATAACCCAGACTTGCTTAAACTTGGTGGTGAAAAAAAATATTGCACATTTTTATTTACAGATGTCAGAGGTTTTACAAACCTATCTGAAAAATTACCACCAGAACAAGTTACAGATATTATGAACAAGGTTTTGACAGAGCAAGTAACTTGCATACAAGCACATGGAGGTATGGTGGATAAATTTATAGGTGATGCTTGTATGGCAATATTTAATGCACCGCTTGACATAGACGAACATGAAAAAAGAGCAGTAGCTTGCGCACAAGATATGCGGACAGCTATACAACAATTACAAACAACTTTACCAGAACCAGTTGCTATTGGTATTGGTGTGAATACTGGCGAGGCAGTAGTTGGTAACATGGGATCGGATACAAGGTTTGATTATTCAGCTATTGGTGATGCTGTAAACACAGCTGCAAGGTTAGAGTCAGCTACTAAAGATGTGGGTGAAGATATACTGATTGGTGAAAATACTGCAAAAAAATGTAATTTTGGGTTAAAATCACTACAACCTATCAAAGTAAAAGGTAAAAAGAACTATTTAAAAATATACACAGTTTGATGACTATTAAAAAAATGACAGTAAAAGATGTTGCTGAAAGATTAACAAAATTAGAAACAATATCTCACGAACGCTGGAAAACTGCTTTTAATGAGTTTTCAGACATCAAAGAAGAAATCACTAGAATTAATTTAACTATAAAAACTGCAACATTTGGTGTGTTTGGATTTTTAGGCGCATTATCAATTGCAGTTGTAACATCAATGTTGGTCTAATATGAAAGGTTTGTTAAAAAATATTGTAGGTGCTGTTGCGCCCACTATAGGTTCAGCTATGGGCGGCCCACTAGGCAATATGGCTATGGGTAAAATAGCAGAGGTATTGGGCGTATCTAACGATCAAAAAACAATACAACAAGCAATACAAAATGCTACGCCAGAGCAAATGTTAGAACTTAAAAAAGCAGAACAAGAGTTTGAAGTGCAGATGAAAGAACTTGATGTAGATGTATTTCAACTAGAAACACAAGACAAACAACATGCTAGAGGTATGTTTAGTAAAGACTGGACTGCAAGAATTATTGGTTTGTTTACTATAGGTGGTTTTCTTGGATATATCTTTTTAGTTACACTACAACCACCAGAACAAAACAGCGAGGCTCTTATAAATCTAGTGCTTGGTTATCTAGGCGGTTTGGCTAGTGCAATCATTTCGTTTTATTTTGGTGCTTCACATACGCCTGACGACAAATGACAAGTCCAGATGCTTTTGTTTATAAAGTAACTTTAGAAAAAGTTATTGATGGCGATACTGTCCGTTTAAAAACTATTGATCTTGGTTTCTCTGTTCAACTACATAATAAATCTGTTCGTATTGCAGGTATTGATACTCCAGAATCACGGATCAATATTAAAAGACAACCGCATAGAACAAAAGAAAAAGAGCTTGGGTTACAGGCCAAATCAAAATTAAAAGAGTGGTTAATAGGCGACATCACTTTGAAATCTTATGGTACTGATAAATATGGCAGAGTTCTCGGTGACATATTTTGTTCGCAGGGAAATGTAGCAGAATTGTTAAAAGCAAATGATTTAGCAGTAGATTATGATGGCGGTACTAAAACAAAAGTTTGGGAGTAATAATATGAATATATCACAAGAGGGTTTGTCACTAATTAAAAAGTTTGAGGGGTGTAAACTTGAATCTTATAAATGTGCTGCTGGTGTTTGGACCATTGGGTTTGGTTCAACTAGCGGAGTAGAAGAAGGTATGGAAATATCACAAGAAAGAGCAGATATGTTGTTACTTGAAGATGTAGAAGTTTTTGAAGAAGCTGTAAATAATTTAGTAGAAGTGGACTTAGAACAAAATCAATTTGATGCTCTTGTTGCATGGACATTTAATCTTGGATCTACTAATTTAAAAAACTCCACACTACTAAAAGTTTTAAATGATAAAAACTATGAGGGTGTACCAGAACAAATAAAGCGGTGGAATAAAGCAACTGTTGATGGTGAAAGGCAAGTATTAGAGGGTTTAGTTAGAAGAAGAGAAGCAGAATCACTATTGTTTACAGGCGAAGATTGGAGTAAAGTGTAGCTATGAGTATAGGAATGTTACCACCAAACATTAGAGATATTAATTTACCACCAGTAAACTTACCACCAGTTGCCGTGCCAACAGTAGATCCTACAATGGCAAGCGGTTACAACTATGCAAGATCTATAGCTGGCGGTTTGCCTATGGAGCAAGTTATTGCGCCTGGTGTAAGTTTTTCTCCTGACCAACCAGGTGGTTTTACACAAGCACAATTAAATGCACCTGTAGTAACAACAGCACCAGTTAGTATTCCAGATGATCCAGCTTTTTTACCTGGAGGTTCTGCTGTAAATCCACCAGATTACGGAACACTACCACCTAACATAATTGGTGGTGGTATGGGTGATAATATAACGATTTTACCGCCTGATAATTTAAGATTTCCTCCACCTGTAGATATTCTTGGTGGGTTTAATTTTGTACCTCAAATAGATGTAGATGCTTTGCGACAAGGTTTGCGTGATGAAATAAGCGCGTTAATACCAGCACAAGAACAACCTGATCTATCAAAGTTTATTGTGCGTGATGAACTTGACTCTCTTATACCAGTACCGCAACAACAAGATTTTTCACAGTTTATCAAGCAAGAAGATATTGGTGGGTTATTAGAAGCAAGAGAACCCGATCTAACAAAATTTATTACAAAACAAGATATTGATGCCTTAATACCAAAAGGACCAACTGGCGGTATATTTTCAATAGAAAATATAAGAGAGGATTTGAATTTACCAGATTTTGACCAATTTGCTATGAAACAAGATATACCCATGATGGCAGAGCCAGACTTATCTAAGTTTGTAACACAAAAGGATATTAATGATGCTATTGCACAAATAAACATACCTCCAATACAACAACCAGATTTAAGTGGGTTTGCTAGATTAGAAGATATACCTAGATTTGAACAACCAGATTTAACTGGTTTAAATGATAGGCTCATGCAACTAGAACAAGGTCTTTTGAATTTACAAACACCACAACTTCCTGATGGTGGCAATTTTTCAATAGAAAGAATGACACCAGGTTTATTTTTATGAGCATAACTCACGAAGAAGCTGTTAAAGCTGCACAAGCTGAAGCCATATTAGATTCTGATGTTTTTAAAGAAGCGCTTGAAAATCTTAAAAAAGAATATACAAACATTTGGTTAAACACCAGAGATATTACAGATACACAGATCAGAGAAGATTTACATAGATCACTATTACTTTTACCTGAAGTTGAAAGACATCTACGCATCATGGTAGAAAAAGGTAAACTCACAAAAACACACATTAACAAAATAAGAAATATAGGATAAATATTCCCTTTTTGTAGAATATTGGTTTAAAATATTCATAAATACAATAAAGGAGTATTTATATGGCAACAACGGACAAACCGACTGCACTCAAAACACCTGGCGAAACAACTACCGCCATGTTTGAAAATTTTTTAACCCCTGAAGAGGATAAGGAAGAAGAACAATCGAACGAAGAAGTTGAGGTGGTGGAAACACCTACCGAAAATGCCCCTGAAGTAGAGGAAGTAGAAACTGAAGATCTTGAAGAAGATGTTGAAGTTGAAGAAGATCCTACAGAAGAGGACGAATATTTAGATGAAGAACAAACGAATATTGAAGAGGAAGTCGAGCAACCTCAAATGTTTACAGTTAATGTAAACGGAATAGAACAGCAGGTCACGCAAGAAGAACTTATCAATGGCTATTCTCGTCAGCAAGATTATACGCGCAAAACACAAGAACTCTCTCAACAGCGAAAAACTATTGAAGAGCAAGCCAAAGAAGTAGCGCAAAGAGATGCGATTTATTCGCAGTTGTTACCGAAGATGGAAGCCCAATTAAAGGGCGAATTGGCTAACGAGCCAGACTGGGATACACTTTATAAAGATGATCCTGTTGGTTATGTTCGCGAAAAGCAACTTTGGGATGAAAAGAAAGAAAAATTAAATGCGGTAAACGCTGAACAGCAAAGAATCCAACAAGAGGATTTGCAAAAACAGCAAGAACTTATAAAACAACAAGTTCAATACGGCAATCAAAGACTTCTTGAATTAATCCCAGAATGGCAGAACCCAGAGGTTGCTGCTAAAGAAAAAGCTGCTATTAGTGAATATGCTATTAAAGCGTTGGAATATACGCCGCAAGAAATACAACAGGTTTATGATTATCGTGCTTTACTTGGTTTAAGAAATGCTTGGCTAAACTCTAAAACAGTTGCAGCCACAAAGAAAAAACCAACACAAAAAGCACCAGCAAGAAAGGTGGCACGGCCTGGTAC